CGGGAAGAAAGTAGAGAATACCGCAATCAGCACCGGGAACATGAACAAGAACGTCAGATCGAATGGCAGCGGCTCAGTAGGAAAAAGAAACGCGAAGCCCGTTATTTAGAGGGCATTTATGATAAATATACTCATGACGAATTACGGGCAATAAGCAAAGGCAAAGGCGTCTATGAGTTTACCGTAACACCTCCTAAAGTAAACATTGACCATACCGGGGAAGAAATACGATTTGGGTTTTTTACCGATTCTCACATGGGGAGTATTTACTATCATGAAGCGTTTTTAGACGATTTTATCAAAACCTGCAAGGAAAAGAAAGCTCAGTTTTGCGTAGCCGCTGGCGACATCACACACGGCATGGATTCAAGGAAATACAATTTACTCTACGAGTTAAAACACATCGGCTACGCAGCGCAAAAAGAATACGCCGAGGAACAACTATCAAAAATACCTTTTAGGACGTATTTAGTCTCTGGAAACCACGACAGGTGGTATGAATCAGTAGGCGCAAACATCGTGAAAGATATATGCGAAATGGTTCCAAAGACAGAATATATCGGACGTGATGAAGGCGATATTGAAGTTGAAGGGATATCTATACGTGTTTTTCACGGTGAGGATTTTTCGAGCTATGCAACGAGCTATCGGGCTCAGAAGCTTATCGAGAGCTTCACTGGTGGAACAAAGCCCAATGTGCTTCTTTTAGGTCACGCACACAAACAAGGGTACTTCTTTGAACGCAATATTCACGCGGTAAGTGGCGGAGCGTTATCTACACAATCTAAATGGATGCGAAGTAAACGAATGGCTAATCACGCCGGATATCATTTTATAACTATGCGGGTCGATGATGAGGGCGTCGCCGAGTTCACACTAACCTTTAGGCCATTCTATGTTTGAAAAATGAGGTTTGAAAAATGACTCCTACTGACGCCATCATCTTGCTAGTCGGCGTGGCCGTGTTCTATACAATCATAATATACATCATCTTAACAACAACATAAAAATTAATCCAAGATTAACACCAAAAAACAAGAAAAAAGTATAAACTAGTAAATTAATTTTTCCCATGCACGGATAAGCCGCTCTTAAGGCGGTTGTGAGGTAAGAGTGTCAAGTTGCACCATGGTAGAAGACACAGACGGAATACGTGCCCGCCTCTACCCACTACAGAACGATATCGAAGACACTAGCAAGCGCACGCTGTTTACCAACATCCTATTCAAGCTCAGCAAAATCGAAAGAGAGATAAAAGGAGTCTCAAGAACACAGCTCATTCATATATCCAGAGAAAAAGAAAAAATAGAAAAAGGCTTCCTTGAGACTCCCGAAGCTGAGGCCCAAGCCAAAGCGATAATCAAACACTGGTCCAGGGTACATGATGGACACTGGGAAAGCAATTTCGTATTCCTAAGCGAAGAGCTGGAAAGGGAAAAAACTAGAATATTTGGTCTGAAAGACCGCGTTCTGGAAGATACTCTGCTTTTAGAATATGAAATGCTCGATACAATGCTTGGGATACTGAAAGACGAATACGATGCAGTACAGTCGTTTAAGGTTAAAGTAGATTAGGGGGTTTGTTTGCCAAAAACGAGAGAAGCTGAATTATGGGATAGAAGGCAAAACGAACGCTCTAAAGCATTTGATCTCTTTTGTATGTACCGTGATATGGGCCCAAGCCGTAGTCTTGAAAAGCTAGCGCGGAGTAGTGATGAGACCGGCATGAGTTTTGGGAACCTCCGGTTGCATAGTAAACGTCACGATTGGGTCAAGCGTGCCGAAGCATACGACGACCACAGAGCCGCTCAAGATTTAAAAGACAACGAACAGCTCATTAAAAAATTCAAAACGCAGCGGGCCCTGGAAGCATTAGCCATCGCCGATAAAGCATATTCCAGCATGAAAGATGACAAAACAGGCTCGAAAGAGGCCCGTAAACGCTGGGAGCTTGGCATTGATAAGTTCATGCAGATATTAGGATTAGACAAGACAAAAGTAGAACTGAGCGGCGAAGTTAAAACAAATGATTCTGATAAAGCAATTCACCTAATAGAAGCCATCAACGCTACAGTAACACCTGAGCAAAGGATGGAACTTTCTAAGAAACTTATGGATATTGCCGAAGGTAAGGATGAAGATTAACACAAGGCGGCAAGTTGAAAAATGAAAGAGAAATACGCGATTGATTGGATTCTTGAGCGCAATCTTGGGGTGAGACAATATGCACGCAAGCCCGAGTTCTACAAGTTCTTTAAAGAGGATGAGCGGCCACAAGAGATCAAACAGAAGAAGCGCAAAACAAAAACTAGAAAGTCACTAAGATTAGCACGTGCAACATGGGAGCGTCACTTTAAGATTAAGATCCCGGTTGGTTATCATATACACCACAAAGACAAGGATAGGAACAACGTTGATCCGTCAAACTTGCTTTGCTTACCTGCTGAGGAGCACATCAAATTGCATGAATTACGAGGGGATAAGGCGGCAGTGACCATTCTTAGTAGGACTATGGGAAGTAAAGTTGTACAAAGAGGTTAAAATGGCTACACAAAAAATGGTCTACGGGGTTGCCGCTTCAAGCGACACAAACCCAACACCGTATAAACTAAAAAGGGTGTCAACGACGCCAGTACCGCAACCGATACTGATTAAGACAGTCGCGCCGTTAAAAGCGTTAGGTATAGAAGATTTCTTACAAGTCGTTGGTGACGGTGCGTATCCAGACGCATCATTTATCCAGGACTGTCTGGCAAACAAAGTGACCTCCGGGGTGAATAACTCCAACGATGGCACATCCTCCAACTGGTCACTCTCATATTACCAACAGCTCGCCAACCAGGGCGTCCAGTGGGCAATCGGAGAATCGGAAAGTGGTGGCGAGATGTGCGCTATGATGCAGGCAGCGCCAGGGAAACTTGTAGCTGGTACGTATGGTGGCGAGGGGACCGGGGGGCCCACAGGTAATAATGACATCTGGAGTGGGAATAACCTCACGCCAACGTGTACTATTGCTAAAGGCACAATCAACTGCTGGCTTGAGTGCTACACATCAAGCGCGATGCTCAGTGCAAGTGAAATCGGAACGGAGGCAGCTATCAATAAGGACGCTGGCTGCTTTGAGGTTGGTCTTTTACCGGGAACATGGTGCGAGGCTGACTATGGTGCCACGGCAGAGACGTATCTTGAGATGATTGACGCGATGAAATCACAAGGAGTTACCTGCGCTGGGGTTCAGATGTGGTACTATCAAGGTGGTTTCGCATATCCAGATATTTTCACAGGTTTGATGGCAGAATATCCAGCTAACATGACGCCCATACTACAAAGAGCGAGTGGGACACCTACACCGACACCCACACCACCGACGCCCGATCCAGCAGTAGCAACACAATGCTTCCTAACCGTAGACAATGCAAACCCGAAGGTAAACGCTCCGGTAACGTTTACTGCTACAGTAATGAGCAACGGCAAAGAGATTCCAGTCCCCGTTACAGTTTACCATTACCTCAACGGAATCAAATACATCGACGCTCCAAGTAAAGCGGTTCCAAACTCTTTCTCAACGCTGACCTTCCAGACAACGTTTACGACAGCAGATCCGAGACCATACTATATGTCATTCGCCGGAAATGCTCAGTATAAAGCTTCAAACGCACCATTGGGTGTGAACGTGCAGTGAGGTAGAAAATGGATGAAGATGAGCAGAATACTGAGGGGTATATTCTACGTCGCGATGTCGAAGAATTAGATTCAATTATCGAAAATCTCTCTACAGTAACCGACAGTAAAGCACGAACGCTGTTTAGATTACGAAGGGTTCACGAAAGCCTGAAGATGATGGAAAATAGATTATCCAGACCAGGTAGACGGGAAGAACTAAGCAAAGAACATTGGGAACCTAAAACTGAAACGGTTTCAACTGCAACACCAAATTGTTGGACTCGACCATCTGAAACTGGTTCGACTACAGCACCAAATACTCTTACATTTGGCCAGGTGCTAAGAAAAAAGTTTGTTGATAAAGATGACGACGAAGTTTATATAGGTTTTATAGGAGATAAGAAATGACACAAGTATATTACGACCACTCGAACGGCAAAAGATATTTTATGGGGTGCAATCGCGACCCACCACACGCCGATGCAAAGTTACTTTTAACTCGTAAACAACAGGCGGAACTACCTAGTTCTTATACTATTATAGATGGCACGCCGGTTGAAGATCAGGGAAATGAAGGTTCATGTACAGGCAACGCAGGCGACAACGCTTCTAAGATCCGAAGTTATACAGCAACAGGCAACTACTTCAACGGTGCCCGTCAGCAGATATACCAATGCGCCTTAGCGCACGATGGCAACCCACTACAAGATGTCGGTAGTTCATTAAGTACTATAGCGTGGGTTCTTGAGAACATCGGAGTTGCTGTTGAGTCTGAGTTTCCATACACAGGGGGGATGCAAGGGCCCGTTCCCGCAAACGTCTTAGCGGATGCAGCAAAGGATAAAACAACCAAAGCAACTCGTTTGGACGCAAGCGATGAAAATACTACAATAGCAAACATCAAAACAGCTATCGCTCCTAATTCAGTACTTCCTCCGTGTTACCCTGTAATGTACGGTTACACTGTGTATGAATCGTTCTTTAATACTGGTAGCGATGGCAACATGCCTGCACCATCGGGCGGCGTAGCAGGAGGGCACGCCAATGTTTTCATCGGCTACGACGACAACCACACAGGATGTTATGACGGAAGTAAAGGAGCGTTCCTGTCTAAAAACTCCTGGGGGACAGGATTCGGCTGTCAGAAAGACGGGACACCTTCAAGCGGAAACGGTGGGTATTGGTGGATGCCGTATTCGTACTTCCTAAACACAGACGATGGCGTAGGCGACTGTTGGGCCATAATCACGGAGTCGGACTTTGTAACTCCAATTCCTACCCCAACACCAACACCCAATCCAGCGACGCCGACTAGCTGCTTTCTCACGTGTGATACTGCTACTCCAAAAGTGGGTCAGTTGGTTACGTTCGTTGCTAAAGTAATCGCAAACGGAAAAGCGATTCCGGTGCCCGTGACGATCTACCATTATCTAAACGGAGTTAAATATGTGGATAAGTTTGCGTATTCAACGCTTACTTTCCAGACGACATTTGAATCAGCAGCCCCGAGACCGTACTACGTATCATTCGCAGGCAACTCAACGTACGGGAGCTCGAACTCAGGACTTGCGGTAAACGTAGCTTAGGACGGATTTTGATAAGAGAAAAGCTATCAAGTGAATCAAAAAAGCTGCCATCTTTGGTGCTCATTAAAGGACGAGTGGTGTTACAACTGTATGTCGCAGGGTAAGGTAGTAGCTACGCATATCGTACAGGTGGAAAGAAAAGCCAGATATTCAAGAGCAAGTGCACAGGTTGAAACGTAACTAGAATGGCAACAGACATCGAAAAAGAAGTAAAAGGTCTAAGCGAGGACCAGATACGAACCGTAGCTCTGGGTATCGACCCCGTAAACTTCGCACGGCAGTTCGGCTTTAATCCCGTAGACTGGCAAGCGGACTTTTTGCATAACAAGCATCCCAGGATTATCATGAACTGCCCCCGAGGTGCAGGCAAAAGCCTTCTCACTGCAATACTAACCCTACACCACGCGCTTTACACGCCAAATGCATTAGTGCTCTTGTTCTCACCTGGCGATAGACAATCAATGGAGCTATTTAAGAAAGTCACCGATTTTTACAAGTTACTTGGTAAGGACGCATCAGTAGAATATTCCAAAGCGGAATCAGCACACAGACTTGAGTTAAAAAACGGGTCAAGAATAATCTCTTTGCCAAACTCACCAAGAACCGTCGTAGGCTATCACAACGTAACATTACTCGTCATAGACGAAGCCGCACTCATTGATAATGAAGAGCTTTATACACGAGCCCGCCCGATGCTCGACCATAAAAACGGTCGCCTGTTCCTGCTCTCAACTCCATTCGGAAAGAGTGGTTTCTTTTATCGAGAATGGAGTGATTGGGAGAAAAACGACAAAACCGTCTGGCGAGGCATTACGGTTACAACTAACGAATGTCCGTGGATGCTTCCTTCGTTTCTAGCAGAAGAACGGCAAAAACTAGGGGATCGCGGCTATCGCCAAGAGTATGAATGCTCTTTTGAAGAGAATATCGACAGCTACTTTTCACTTGAAGAGATAGAAAATGCGTATAGTAAAGACGTTAGGCCGTTATTTACCGCAGACGGTGAACTCGACATTCCGTTACCCAGCGTGCAGAATAAACGCGGCATGGAAGGCTTAGGGTGGAGTATTTAAGTGGAAACTGAAACGCAGTACACGTATTTTATAGGACTAGACTTAGGTCAGGCAAGAGACTATACGGCGGTTGTTGTCTTAGAACACACAGAAACCTACGCAGTTCCACCACCTAAAACAGGCCGCGACGCTTTTGAAATGGTAGGTATCGGTGATTCTACCGGAAAGCCATCTAGACCAATATCATTTACTCCAACAGCAGAAACGTATCATGTTAGGTACTGTCGCCGATTTCCACTAGGCACCCCATATCCAGAAATAGTGCGCTGGACCTCTACACAGGTCAGAAATATAATGACTCGCGCGCGGGTTGGACTTATCATTGACGCTACCGGCGTAGGGCGCGCTATTTTAGATATGTTTCGTGACGCACAATTAAAAGTTGTTCCTGTTAACGTTACCAGCGGACAATACGACAACTTCGCAAAAGGAGTCTGGAACGTTCCTAAGAAAGACTTGGCGAGTGCAACTAAGTTTCTCTTAGACAAAAAAGTGCTCAAGATAGAAGATCCTACTGATAACACTTCAGGCGACAATGATCTCTACATCTCATCGGCGGAGCTGATAGGAGAAATCCAGAATTTTAGGATAAAGATAAACGAGCGAACCAGACACGAAAGTTACGGGGCGTGGCGCGAAAATGATCACGACGACCTAGTTTTTGCTCTGTTTCTTACATGTTGGTGGTGCTTAAAAAGAAAAGAAAAGGCCGGAAAAGCGTATATGCCGGTTATTGTCGGTGAAGATGAAGGAACCCGGCTGCCAGGATAAATAATAGGTAACAATGTAATAATGCCTCCGAAAAAAGAAGAAACGAATGATATAACATCGTTTAACGAGAACTCTCCACTTACTAATTTTACCAAAGCGAATCAAACTCCTGAAGACGTAAAGAAATTAGTAGACCTCCAGGACCAACCATTTACGCCCCAGGGTTTACCTACGCTAGGTTCAGGCGACTTAATGGGTGTCGGCCCATCTAGCCCAGGCCATCCTGCTCAAATTAATTACTTCGCAGAGTACGGCACTACCGGCCTGATGTACATACCCCCGTATGTATATGAAGAATGGCTGTCCGAGCTGCAATACACACGCGGCGTCCGGATGTACAAAGAGATGTACACGATGGACGCTATTATTTCATCCATCTTTTACGCCGTAGAAATGAGCGTTAGGAGCGTAAACTTGTGGTGGGAAACAGCCGGAGCATCAGATGAGGACTTAAAAGCACTCCAATTTTACGAAGAGTGTTGGGAAGATATGAGCGTCAATCCCCAGGACCTCGTATCAGAAATCCTCAGCATGTTTATTTTCGGGTATCATCTCGCGGAGATAGTGTATAAAAAGAGAGAGGGCCCGCATCCAGAGGACAGTACAATAGATTCAAATTATGACGACGGAAGAGTTGGGTGGAGAAAGTTCGCTACTAGGGCCCAAGAGACATTGTTAAACTGGGACTTTGACGTTAACGGTGGAGTACGAGGCTTCAGGCAACTTGCACCACCTCACTTTATAATCACAGAGATACCGATAGAAAAACTACTGCTTTTCAGAGTCAAACCGCGTAAATCCAATCCCGAAGGCGTCTCAATGCTTCGCGGTGCGTATCGAACGTATATGTTCAAAAAACTCGCTGAAGAAATAATGATGACCGGCCTCGAGCGTGACTTGGCAGGTGTTCCGATCATACGGGCCCCAGGTGAGATAATAACAGGAGTAGATGCTAATTCTCAGTCTATGATGACCACCCTCACGCGCATCGTCAGGAACCTAAAACGAAACCAGGACGAGGGCATTGTACTTCCGTCTAATAACTATTCACAAGCAGACGGCGGCGGACTGATGTACGACGTTCAGCTCATCGGCCCGCAATCGCAGAGGCAGTTCGATATCGTTGGGATTATCCAGATGTTCTCTAAGTGGATAGCCATGACGATGGCCGCTGACTGGTTGATGCTCGGACAGGACGCGATAGGTTCGTACGCGTTAGCGCAGACCAAGAACGATATGTTTGCGATGACGATTTCAACGATTCTCGATTCAATTTGTCAGGTCTTTAACTCATACGCAGTACCTCGCTTGGCGCAGCTTAATCCAGACGTAAACCCGGAAACGTTACCTAAACTCGTGCACGGCGATGTAAATACCGCATTGATAAGCGATGTCGGGATATTCTTAAACAACGTCGCGCGTGGCGGAGTTGAGATTCCAAACGACGTACAATTTAGAAACGCCCTGTGGGATATGGTAGGGCTTCCAAAAGAACCTGAACCTGAAGGCGAAACTGCTACACCTGTTGATTCGTTATTACCTGGACAAACGGCTCAGAGGTCAAGAGAACGAAACCAGAGGATAAACGAAGAGACGCCGTTTAGAGGAAAGCCACCACGGGCGGTAGTTCAAACTCCTGGTCCAGTGAAACGGTCTGCCACAGTCGAAAAAATAACAAAACAACAGCCTAGTGTTTCAGACGTCCATGTAAAGCGGCCAAGTGAAGACATATCAGTTGCGTATCTACAGGGGACTAAACCAAAAAAGAAGCGAAAGAAAAATGGCAAAGGAACTGCTGGAAGTTAAGGTTGAGCGACTTGAAAAAGAGATTACGGAACTAAAGCGCCAACTAAAGATGCACATTAGTAATTGTCCATTTCGGGAGGTACACGTATGAGATATACTAATGAATGGGGGGACAAGGAAGACTTCGGTCTTGATGATCCTAAAGCTATCGTCGTTAAGAAGGAAGATTTACTCAATATGTCGGTAGTTCAGGAAGGCGATGATACACGGCCACTCACGAGAAAAGAAAAGAGAGAATTAAACGACGTGCTCAATCAGGCGGTAGGTAAGCCGTCACACAGAGAAGGAATTATCAACCTAGTCGTTCTCGTCAGTTGGACAATCTTCTGGATATTAGTCTCACATTATGTAATTCACTTCTAGGAGGGGTAAACATGCCAAAGTCAGAAAAAAAGAAAGCTAAGAAGAAAACGAAAGAAGTTAAGAACGCCGTTGAGGATGCAGAAGACATCGTAATCATCGATGAGCGGAAAAATGAGCCAACCATTCCGTGGGAAGACATGAAAAAGCGGCTAAACTCGGGAGAGCCGGATGTGTACGCTGAAAAGATTGAAGCGCAGCCGGATAACTATAGCTGGCTCGCAATGTCTCGTGCGAAACCGGAAGAAACTGAATCATCTGAAGGTGCCATCGATCCATTCGCTGATCTGGGTAGCGATAGCGCATTAGACCTCCTTAAACAAGATCAAGAAAAACGAGAGGAAGCTGAGTTAAAGGTCATCGAAGACGCAATGAAAAAAAGCCAGAAGGCCGCGAAGCGTCGTAATCTTAAACCAGTCACAATCAAAATAACCGGAGAGAATCTAATCCATTGGTATGCAATGCTCGATGGAATACGGAGCTCATTGTTAACCCGTAACGGGGTATCAGCAGCAGAGAAAGCGGTCTATTCCGAACTCCCGATTTCTAATGAAACTGCCATCGTTTATCTTCTCATGCTGCACGATGAAGAGATGGAGCGGCATACTAGAACTGTTGCGCCACATCAGGAAGATATTGAACGAATAGAAAAGCAGATGGGAGAAAAAGCGAGAGCATACCAAGCTAGACGACCCGCACCTATCACATCATCTAACCCACATAGCATTCTAGCTGAAAAAGGCCCAGCGATGCCCGCGCCGAATCCATTAGGAGCAATGACTATAGACTCAGGCTTTACTATGGGCGGAGCGCAAATGTCTGAAGCTGATTTTTTCAGGATGGCACAGGCCAAGAAAGTCCCGAGACCTGTTAAAAAGGGAATGTGAAAAATGAAAGAAACTAAAGCGTATGTGATATTTTCAATCGCCGCGCTTATAGCGGTCTGTTACATAACGACGTTAGCATATTTTTTAGCACGATAAGATAAAGAGGAAACAACCTACAAATGGAAAACCAAGCTGTTGAATCCTATGAGGATCAGCAATGAAGTGTTCTAAATGCGGTCGAGAAGCTGAAGACGCGAAGTTTAAACAGTGTAGTGCATGCCGCGAGAGTTATCGCAATTATCGTAAGCAACCCAAATGGATAGAGTACAACAGAAATTACCAACGCGAATGGATACGCACGCATAGAAAAGTACCTCCAGAAGGATGCTGTATCAGATGTGGCAAGCCGTTAGAATCTAATCTATTCGCAAAATGTGAGCAATGCCTCCAAAGTTCACGAGATTGGTTCTCTTTAAATCCCGACAAGGCTCTGAAATATGCGCGTAAGTCACGTGAAGCGAATCATGATAGACATCTGAACTATATACATAACTACCGGGCCCGGAAAAAAGGTAATGGCGGCACATTCACCTTTAAAGAGCTAAACGAGTTATTTGAACAACAAGAAGGATTCTGTTATTATTGCGGTGAATTACTTTATGCATCATTTGACAGAGAGATTCACATAGAGCATAAGATTCCAATATCTCGCGGAGGTTCTAATGATATCACGAATATTGTACTAAGTTGCGCAAAATGCAATCTTAGTAAAGGCGCAAAGACCGATGTGGAATTTTTAAAATTGGTAACAAAGCAAAAATGAAAGAAGAAATCGCTGTTGAAAAGGAATCCAAACCTAAGCAATATTCCCAGGAATACATGGACGCACTTTTAGAAGGCGTCAGGCAGTATGTACCACCGCACGTAATGGAAAATCTACATCGTCAGGCATTACCTCGTGCAGGCGGACGAGCAAGCGCAAAGGCACGCGCTGCTCAAACTGCTGTTCAGACCACTGAAGCACGACAGGCACAAGCTACA